AACTGGGAAACCAGCTTATTAAACTGCCCCAGCAGACGCATACACGATTAATAAGCGCACTTTGTATGGAGAATTATTATGGGATTTACAACAAGCCCACGAACACGTGTTCTATAAGCTACAGCAGTGCCTGACGTTGATACGCTAGCTGCTGATACGTCGGTTTGCATCATAATTAATCTCCAAAGATGTTAAAGAGGACTAGGGGTTTACCCTAGTCCACCAGATTAATTTTGTGTGCTTGTAGGACGTTGGCTACCATCAGAGTTACGAACTGCGTAAGTAACGATAATTGTCGCTGCGCCAGTAGTCAAGCTAGTTCCAGCCAATGTGTAAGCAATGAACGCATCAGTAGAACCAACGTTTACCCAACCACCAGGAGTAGTTGCGTTAGCGCCAAGAGTTACAGAACCAACAGAAGTAATCGTGCCAGTAGTAGTAAACGCTGTGCCGCCAATATTCAATACGCAAGTAGTAGCAGCGCTAAATACTGTTGTAGTAACAACCTTAATATCAACGATCTGTGATCCAGCAGGAACGGCAATTAAGTTGCCAGTCAAAGTGCCGAAAGCAACAGGAGCTGATTGAGAAACAACAGTACAGCCTGTGTTAGCAACAGTAGTTGCAGTTGAGCCAGTTGTGTAACGGTTTGTGCCGAGTAGCCAAGGGCCTAAATGAGTTGCAAATCCCATAATAATTCTCCATACAAAGTGCGCTTATTAATCGTGTATGCGTCTGCTGGGGCAGTTTAATAAGCTGGTTTCCCAGTTTTACCAATCTTACTACTTTTTTGGCTTTGTGCAAGCATTTTATAAAAAAGAAAAAGCCACCCGAAGGTGGCTCAAATCCTCACGAGATTTGAATTAGGCGCCGGATGAACCGAACATTCCTAGTGGATCTGACCAGCCGAATGAATAACGCTCACGAGACTTGTAACGTACGTTACCAGTATCAAAGTCGCCGTCCATAGAGTTAGCCAAAGGCATACGCTCAAAGTGCTTCATGCCGTTAGGTACGTCAGTTGTCAAGAACCAAGCATTTGTGTCGGTCAAGTAGTGGTTAATTGCGTAACCTTCTGGGATTGAACCGTTGTTCTTCAATGCGTTGATGTCGTTGTCAGTTGTACCTACGCGGAGGTTAGTTTCCAACAAGCGTGTTGCAACGAATTGCAATGCTGGTGGGATTACCAACTTACGTGGCATAGCAGCGATCAACAAACCACGTTCGTCAGTCCAAGCAGCGATCTGAATAACTGCATTTTCCAATGAAGTTTCGTTCAAGTCAGCTTGAGTTGCGAATGTGTTGCTGTTAACGCCACCAGAAACGAGTGGATGCTGAGTAGAGAAGAGTGGAACGCCGTCGCCGCCGTAGTACTGGCTAGAGTTGGTGAAACCATTGTTCAATACAGAAGCAGCCTTAACTTGCTTGGTGTAAGCCATAGCGCGAGCCAATGCTTTTGTATAACGACCAGAAAGGCTGTCATACAAGTTATCTTCAATCGCTTCTTCAGTGATTGAGAAACCTAAAGCGATTGTTTCGTGGTTGTAGCGAGCTGTGAAAGCCTCTTGTGCATTGTCATAAGCGATGGCTGAGCCTTCGTTTTTAACAGGAGCAGCTGAGAAGCCAGACAGTTTTGTTTCTTCTTCGAAGCTACGCTCAGATTTCTCTGTTTCGTAGATCTCTTTGTGCTCTTCGCCGTAGCGCTTATATTCGAGTCCGAACAAAGCGTTTAAGCCCGGGAGCAACTCTTTCAGTAGTTGTGCGCGTGAAATAGCCATTTAATTAGCTCCTTAAGCTGAGTAGTTCAACGCGCCAGAATTTGTGTACTGGTGGTTGTTGATTTTAACGAGAACTTCGGTGTACGCATTCGCGCCAGTAGCAGTCTCAGGAACCACAGCAATAACACGTACAGGTAATGTTACAGCGTTACCTTGTGCATCTGTTGGGTAGATAGAAACACCAGAATCACCGGATGTTGTGCTACCTGTACCTTGACGAACTGAAGCGTTTGTGCCGACGATACTTAGGTTTGCTGTTGTTACTGTGGCGTTGCCAGAGTAAGTAATAGCTACTTTGAAAAGTGCCAAAGGATCATCAACTACGTAAGCATAAGCCGAAGTAGCTGCAACGTTACCTGGGTAATATTGAGCTTGAACGGTTTGACCTTGAGTGTTAACGTACTGAACACCCATGAACACACCAGCGGTGAAGTTCGCAGCTGCTGTAGTTGAGTCAACAGTTACAGTCGATTTTGCTACTGTGCCGCCTGCAGCGATAGCAACGATGTCGCCGTTGTAGATAGCAGTGTTATATGTAGATGCGATTGGGATAAGACGTGTCGCACCTGCATATGGCAAGCCATCAATACGGTTAATCGGCTTTAAGCCGTAGGGAGCTGAAACGGTTGGATAAGCCATTTAAATCTCCTAGTTAAAAAAGTTATTTACTACCACTACCAAACCCACCACCTTTAGTCGTAGTGCTCTTGCGATCACTGAACAGGGGCATGCGGGCATCACTATTACGTAAAAAGCTGTTATCGACAGACTCCATCTGATTACGCGCTTTCTGCTCGTAGTATTCTCTGCGGGCTTCAGCCATTTCTTTAGGCTTCTTGCATAAAAGCAGTCCACCAATCTCAACGTTTCCATCCTTATTTCCAGATACCTGGAGTTCCGGGTGGTCAACTGCCTTTACTGGCTCCCATCCGTCGCGGCGCTTTTGAGACATGTTTGTGGCATTGTCTTGTCCGGCAATCGCGGTTGCTACCCAGTAAAACTCGTAATCTGGGTCTGGGGTTGGGTCAGGTAAAGAGCTCGCTGGTTTGTAAACGTAACGAGGTTTAGTTTGTTCGCGGGTTTCTAGATCCCGTGGTGTGCGGTTATTAGCCATTTTGAGTCTCCAATTTAAGAACTTCCTGTGCATACTGTTTGTGGGATAAACCATACTTTTCCGCCAAGCGAGCTTGGGTTGTAGTCAGTTTGATTGTTTTCTTGGCACCCGATGAACGAGTGGCAGGAGCCACAACATTTGCAGGTTTCTTAGAAGGCTCTGCTCTAGCCGCCTCAGTGCTTTTAAACACTTCGGGGAACACCTGTTTTAAGCGAGCATCAACGCGCTCGAAGTATTCGTCAGAGCGGGGATCTACCCCCGTAGTCACTAGTTTTTGGTGCAGCCCTAGTGCAAAAGCTGTTAGTTCCTCGTACCCTGGTGTCCCGAACCACTGGTTTTTTGCTTGCCAGCGCAAGGTTTTATCGTCGAGACTTGGTGCTTCTGGTACTGATTGATACGTTTGTACATCATTTCTTTCAACCTGTAAAGGGGTTGGCTTGAAATTTTTTGCAGATTCCAAACGCATCTTGGCTTCTGTCAAATTTTCTTGCGCCGCTAACATGGCATCAGAGTCGTAGGATTCCTGCGCTTCCTTGTACTTACGACGCGCCATTTCCATTTCTGCTTCAGCTTTAGCTTGCAGCGTTTCTTGGAAAGTAGTCTGACCACTGTTGACGTACTCTTTGAGACGCTTGTTCTCTTCCATGAACTGCTGGGCTAAACGCTCGAGTTCTTGCTTTTCACGCAGTGCTGCTTCTTTGGCCCGTCTTTCGTCGTGCCGTGCGTGGGTTAATTGTTTAATCCGATTTTGCGCACCTTGAGTGTAGTTCTCGATTTCGTCGTCGGTTGGATCTTCGACTTCGTGGTCAAGCGGCTTTGCTCTGCGGTCACGCTCGGGGGTGTCATCTTCAATTTCAATCGACACATCACCTTCAGCGTCAATATCAATCTCGATGTCTTGTTCGGGTTTACCCGTATTTTCGTCCTCTGTTTCGTGAGGAAACTTAAAGTCATCATTTGCCATGTGTAGCTCCTTTAAACGCGCGAAATGCCGCGGGGGTCTTCGACTGTCGCTTCAACCTGATCGTCATTAATCAAGCGAAACTCTTTTCCGTGAATCATGATCCGCGTCCCGGAATATGGACGGGTAATAACAAAGTCTCCAACCTTGCACCATGGGCCTTCTGGGAACTTCTCGGCGTCATATGCGGTGGGGCCTACTTTTACAACAAACAACACAGGGGAAGTGATTTCCTCGGTTTTTACTACTGCGTCGGCTTTGATAATTCCACTAGAGTACGTGTCTCCGACTTCAACCAGTGCACACAACAAACGCCAACCCTTTGGTTCTGGTAGGGATTGCGCCTTTTGCTCGGCTGTTTCAAACTCATGATCCACTTTTGGGACAGATACGCCCGGCGGCAGGATTAATTCAGTTTCCGGTAATGCGATGGTTTCACTCATCGTTAGCTCTTTCTAAGTTTTCAGCGAGGTCAAGTAAGTGACGCTCTGCATAGGCTAGACCTCGAATCACCCCGCAAAGCTCTTTATAGGACGCATGGTCTTGGCATTGGCCGTTAGCCATGTCATCCGTAAAGTTGTTCATGTCCGAGCGAATCTTTTCCCGCATCGCCCGAACAAAGTCCATTGTTATCAAATCCATCGTTTAGTCCTTTGTTGGTTTCTCTTTCTTTAGTAGTGCTGCGCGTTTGTACGCCATGTCTACTCCCGTAGATACTGCGAACTCTTTCTCCTTGAGGGCCTGTGCCTTATCGGCCTGCGCAACCTTGATTTGCGCATTCATGCCCGCAATCTGCTCTTTGGACATAATTTCAGCTTCTTTAATTCGTAGCTCGTCCGCTTTAGCGGCAGCATCGGTAATCAGCTTCTTCTCTTTAATCGCTACTTCTTTCTGCTTGATCTGCATTTCCTGCATCTGGAGCTGAAGTACCGGATCTTGAGCGTTTTGCTGGGCTTGCTGCTGCGCTACCATCGCCTTGGACTCGGCAAGAACCTGACCAGAGGCTTCTGCCATCAGACGGCTGATCTCTTTTTCCATCTGTTCTGGCAACTCGTCTTCTTGGTTAGGTAGAGATACCCCAAGCGCTTGCTCTATCTTCTGACGGTAGGCATAGCCGACGTGCTCAGCGATGTGTGCTTGCATTGCGCCCATAATCGCTTGCGCCTGTGGGTTTTGCCCGATAAGCTGCATAACAACGGGATCCTGCATAGCCGACGTGTGCACCTTGATGTGGGCTTCGTGGTCCTGATACTGGAAGGCTTTGAGCGGTTTGCCCCTTAGCGCATTCTGGTTCTCAGAAACTG